GTATCATGTTGACAAGCATATTGTCAAGATGCCACTAGAGGCTGCCCAGATTCTTTGTACAACAATTTACATTGACAAATTTCTAGGGTATGTTCCTCGTGCGTTGAATGCAGAAGAACGAGAAGTTCTTAACAAGGTTAAAGCCGAAATTAAGCATCTGCCACTTGAGGAGCGACCCTTCCCCTACCTTCCAATGATGTACAATCATCCCTGCACAATCTGGGCAAGGGAGTCATTGGATAACCATGAGTGGGTTCATTGCTATGCTAACGCATTGAATGATGAATACTACTATCGTTATGGAAAACTACACAAATCAGTAGAACAAGTAGTAAACAAACTACCTGATCCAGTACATCTTGAAAGAGTAGGTTTTACTAAGTTCGGACTGGCAATGCCAGAGGATCTTAGAGATTATGACAATCCGATACAAAGCTATCGAGATTATTACCACTTAGACAAGGCAACCTTCGCAGCTTGGTCTCACAGAGACAAACCACATTGGTGGAATGAAGATTATGCCGATTACGAAAAAAGGATAACTCGTGTATAAATTTAACGAAGATTTAATTCAGACTAGACTGAAAAATTATATAGACAGTACTTATGATCAGCATTATGCCCAAGCAAAAACTCAAACTACAGAGATAGTATTTGAGAATGGGCATGGAGAAGGGTTTTGTATTGGTAATATAATCAAATATGCACAGCGTTTTGGAAAGAAAGATGGTAAAAATGAAAAAGACTTATACAAAGTCCTTCATTATACAATCATTTTACTAGGCGCAATGCATGAAGAAGAACTCAAAGAGTTAAACGATTATCATTTGGAGTTAAAAAATGATTAATTGGGTATTTGGATGGATAAGCATTGACTATTTAATTCACAAAGGAGTGATCAAAGATGGCAGTTAGAAAGAAAAGAGAGGAGAAACTCTCAGAAGCAAATATCAACAAAGTAATAGAATTACTCGCTGCAGAGAAGCCTATTACTAAAAAAGAGGCGTGTGAGATATTACATATATCATACAATACAACTCGTCTCAATAAAATTATTGCAGACCACAACGAAACATTAGAATTTCGTGCTAAAAGAAAAGCACAAAATAAAGGCAAGGGCGTAACAGAAGCAGAGAAAGTCTCCATAGTAAAACATTACTTAAATGGAGCAGTAGTATCTGACATTGCAAAGGCATTATATCGTTCTCCAGCTTTTATCAAAGCCGTTATTGAACGCATGGGAGTACCACAAAAACTTCCAGATACAGATTACGAAGGCATTAGAAATGCTATGATACCAGAACCTTGTGTAGCCGAAGAATTTATTGAAGGTGAGCGGGTATGGTCAGCTCAAGGCAACTGTATTGCAGTTGTAAAACGAGAAGTAACAAAGTCTCATAACTTTGAGAAACATGGTAGCAAATGCTATCTATTATGGGAAATAGAAATGGCAGAGTGTGAATCGCCATACTTCGGATTAATAAAAGATGCAGGGCATTACGCCCCACGACTTGCATACAATATCGGAAGTTTAAGACACTTACAAGAATATTTATGAAATACTTTTTAGCTTTTTATATTGCAGGTTGGGTTATTAGCTTAGCAAGATTATATTATCCCTCTATAAGATTTTTAAAATCAGTAGAGAGTACCAATATACTTGTACAACGAGAAAAACTAGGATGGGCAGTAGCAATCTTAGGTTTTGGTATGGCTACACCGCTAACACTTCCAATCGCATTATCTGATAAGTTATCAAAAGAATTCATAGTTGCATTTTGCGACAAAGCTTTGAGTTAAAACATGGCATATAGTAAAGAAGTAGTAGACAGATTTGAGGGAGTACTAAACTCACCTAAACAATTTTCAGTAGGAAGATACGATCCAAAAGACCCAACAGTAGCAACAGGTATGCAAGGCGCACCTGCTTGTGGGGATGTAATGAAATTACAGTTAAGAATCGATCCAGGCAGCAACCGCATCATGGGAGTTAAATTTAAAACCTATGGATGTGGAAGTGCAATCGCATCTTCTTCTTTATTTGTTGATATGCTACAAGGATTGACTATTGAAGAAGCAAAACTAATTAAAGATAAGGATATTGCAGAAGCATTGAATCTTCCACCAATTAAATTACATTGCTCTGTATTAGCAGAGGGAAGCATCAAGGCAGCAATCGAAGACTGGGAGACAAAGAAAACATGTTAGATTTTTTATTTGGATTACCTTTCATACTAGCAAAGTTTATTTTTAATCTAGCAGTATGGGCAGGAATATTCTACTATGGTTATGTCTTTATAAAAGATACTTACCATAAGTACAAAGACGGACATTATGATGAATACTTTAAATCATAGAGGAGAATTATGAATTATTTATTAAAAGCACTTATCGCCAAGTTACAAGGCGAAGTTGAAGTAGCAAAAGCAAATATTATGGTGTATACTAGAAATCCATCGGGTATCGGAGAACATCCAGAGATTGTAGAGGCTATCGAAACACAGATAGAAAAAATCGCAAATGCTGAAGAAAAGATTGAAACTATACAAAAGCATTTCTCAAGATAGGAAAACCTATAAGATACCGAAAAATACTTCTTGACAATTGGTTTCAAATTCATTATAATATATTTATATTAAAAAAAGGATATACATGAGCGACAGATTTTATACGCAACAGTACGACCGAACAGGTTGGAAACCCGTATGGAACGGCGAGTGGATCCAAAACAAACACAGGAGAAAAAGAATGGCTTGGACAGATGAATCTAAAGCACAGGCAGTTGAAATGTATCAGGAACAAGAACCTACACCTGAGACTTCAATGGAAATTGTAAAAGAAATCGCAGACGAACTTGGCGAATCACCAAATGGAGTTCGAATGATATTAACTAAAGCAGGCGTTTATGTAAGAAAAACTCCAGCAGCTAAATCCTCAGGTGGATCTACTGGTGGTGGGCGAGTATCAGTAGCTGATGCTCAAGCAAGTCTTACTTCAGCATTATCAGACGCAGGTCAAGAAGTTGACGAAGCTATTATCGGTAAACTAACTGGTAAAGCTGCAGTATACTTCAAAGGTATCGTAGAAGCATTAAATAATTAAGTAGTTGTAACTTAGTTTAGCCAAGGCATTGCAAGATGTCTTGGTTTTTTGCATTCTTTTTAAGTGACCTCTCAATTTAACAATTCAAAAGAGTTTTTGTTAGATTAAATTGGAGAAATAATGAAAAAAGAAGAGCTTAAGAAGAGACTCGACGACTCTGGTGATGCAATCATCACTTATAGAAGTCAAAACTCACGAAAATTAAAGTACAATGTTTGCACTAATGACTTTTCCACAGAATACATTCGTCAGAAAAGAAATAGAGCAAAAGAAGGACAGCATACAGTTTTGCTATTTTGTTGGGACACGGATTCTTATAGGATACTTGTGCCTGAAAATGTAACGAGTGTTGTACCTCTCAACCGAGTAATTAAGAATGATTGATCTTGATTCCCCCGCACCATACGAAAAAATAATACAACAAACAGACGACGAACAGATTCGATTAGTAGTAAATGTATTTCGTGGAACAGAGTATATATCTCTACGAAAATATTATTTAGACTTTGATGAAGAGTGGAAACCTACACGAAATGGAATCACAATGAAAGTCGATTTTGAAAATACTAGACGACTCTTTGAAGGACTAGTAGATATTCTCTCCCTAGCAGAAAGCAAATCAGTTTTGGAAGAACAATTCAAAGAACAACTGGATGAAATATACCTCCCATAAAATAATTCTTGACAACACCTTATAAATTTAGTATAATATACTTATGAAAAATTTAGAAGCACTAATAAATCGAGCAAGGATTGCTTATTATAATGGTAAACCTCTTATGTCAGACGAACTGTATGACAGAATGGAGGCTCAACTTGGTACATTGAATGATGTTGTGGGAGCAAAACAAGATCCACGCTCAGTAAGATGGACTCACGCCTTTCCAATGTATTCATTGCAAAAAGCATATACAATGGAAGATAGACCAGACTACGGTCAAGAACCTGTAGTAGTCACCCCCAAACTAGACGGAGCCGCAGTTGCTCTACAATATATCTATGGCACATTGTCTTGTGCCTTAACTCGAGGAGATGGAAAAGAAGGTGTCGACATCACAGAAAAGATGCGACAACTTGTTCCTCGACACCTACTCCCTGCTAAGGGCAAACACATATTACAAATTACTGGAGAAGTAGTCGCTGATAAAAACATAGAGAACTCAAGAAACTATGCAGCGGGTGCACTCAACTTAAAAGATATTGATGAGTTCAGAGAACGAGCAGGAAGTATGGAATTTATTGCATATAGTGTTCAGCCTTATCCTACAAATGATTATATAGAAGATATGAACTTCTTGAATCATTGTGGGTTTGAGACTGCTATAGACAGTAATTATCCTATGTTTCCTCAGGATGGAGAAGTGTGGAGAATTATAAGTAACAATGCTTTCGAAAAGTTAGGTTATACTTCTCACCACCCTCGTGGAGCATTTGCCAAGAAAACCAAACCAGCAGGAGTAGTAACAAAACTACTTGATGTTGTGTGGCAAGTTGGCAAGTCAGGAAACGTTTCTCCAGTAGCAATTCTAGAACCTATTAATATAAATGGCGCAACAGTAAGTAGAGCAACTCTACATAATATAGCAATCATTGAAGGTCTTGGACTTGAAATTGGTTGTTCTGTTGAAGTAATAAGAGCAGGGGAAAT